GCAGATCGCGATGGAGGTGTTATGCCTCCGTTCATAACTGCACGACACCATAGTGTGATCGGAGCAGGGACTCTCATCCTACGTCGGGGCCGGATAAAACCGAGACCTCCAATAGACGCAGGGACGAAGACCCAAGAACCGCACCTCGCGAGTAACGCTCGAGCTGATGGGTTCGACATGAAGAGACGATAAGTCCGCTTCCTGCCTTCCCTCCTTATGCCCGCACGCAAGGAATTTCCTATCGACGACATTTCGGTCACGCCAGTGCTGAGATCTGTTTTAAATAGATCCGCATGGAGTACCTTAAGAGACATCGACCAAGGTAGCCGCTTGTACACACGCTGGCCATCTTTATCAGTCTTAGACTGGAAAGCTGACTCGCAGTATAGAGCGCGCTCCTTTGATACAAAGACCTTCTTCAGATTCACTGAAGGGCCCATGAGGATGGGGATCCAGTGAGCGTAAAGCTCAATCTGGTACCCTGTCCAACGGGCCACAAGGTCATCACCCTTAATTCTGTAGCTTCGCTCCCCAAACCCCAGCTCCCTGCACACATAGTGATGCAGGAGACAAAGGGTCGGGAAGGAACACCCCTTACCGAGATCGGTGCCACACCCAATAGGGATTAGCATCTTTCGGAACAGGATGAACTGCGACGAAGCCGCATCTTCAGGCAAATTCCTCGAAGACAGGAACTGTTGGATCACATTTTTGTGAATCACATCAGTGGCTGCTTTCAGGTCAGAGCTGAAGTCATAATATTCATCGAGCGCCAGTGTTGGAAACTGCCTCTCTGAAGAGAGTAGGCGGTAGTCCGGGTTGGATGCCCGATCGGGTATCAGAATGAACTCGTCAGGATCAGCTTCGAGTGCACCCCGGGTTGAGGGACAATTTCGTACCTCGGCACGCAGGACCTGCGCTAGTTGCTCTGACTCCCAGCCTTCACGGAGCGGGTGCACTGTGGCAATTCGCCACTTTGCACCCGGCTCCGCTATGGCAGCGAGACGACACACCCCCCGTGGCTCATGAAACCCTTCTGCCGACGTCGTAGCTAAGCTAAGATCGTTACGGACAGATGTGTTTAAGGCGCTTGGGGGCATGGCGAGCAATTTCGCTGTGGTCAAGACAGTGTCGGGGGCTACCCGTTCAGGGCAAGTCTTCGCAAACCACTCTCCAGCCTTTCCCCCCGCCCGTCTGGGCGTCGTTAGGCTACTCGACGGCGCCGTCACGTATCCCATTGGGAATGTGGTGGTCGCCTTGGGTGCCTGCAGGGTGGAAGCGGGAAGTTTAGCGGAATGACGGCCGACCCAGTCCCTACTTGGGATATGGGTACGGCGACGTTCGGCAAACTCCATTAGTGCCTCCTCCTTGCCTTTGGCGGGGGGGGGTAGGGCTCTTGCGGCATACGATAACTGCAATAAACAAGCAGGTTTGTGTGTCCAGTGTCTGACTAAGTTCTGCGGGATAATCCTCGCAACCTGATTGCGTAGCCTGCACTCGGTACCATTCACAATGGAGTGGAGACCGAGTGCACGGCACGCCGTCAATATGGCTTTGAATTCCGCGTCTTCAGCGTTCAGCCACACATAAGTGGGCTGAGTTTTGAGGGCTTGGCGATTACCGGCCTTAGTCATGGAGATAAGTGGAGCCACGGCCCGCCAGAGTGCCAGTCGAGACTGGTGCCTGGTGGGCGCGGGCGGTCCACTTCTGATCCTCTTTTCTCGAGCTACCTTTGGGGGCACTCGCCAAACGCCGTCTTTTAAGACAGCGGTAGCGGCCCGTCGTGGGGGGTTGTCAATCCCGCACACCAAAGTTGAACTCGCAACGGTATGACGAATCATACGAGAAGCC